TTATTGATAGAAGTTCTAATAATTTTACTATTACAGTTGTTGGCAATGCAGCTGCAAATTCCTTAAATCCATTTTAGGATAGATGATATGTTTCAAACTTATTCTTCTGACAATGCTTGGGCGCATCCATCAAGAGTAGATAGTTTTCAAATATTTGACAGCGAATTAACAGACGCACAGATTTCAGAAATTTATGGTAGTTAGGTAAAAATATAAAATATGTTTTCACAAGCCCCATTAAGTTCAGCACCATTTAGCGCACAGTTTTTAAAAATAGTAAGCTTTACGACTGCGATTGTTGCTCAATCGTCAATGTCTTCAAGTGCCAACATTTTAAAAAGTGCGTCTGCATCAATAATTGCTCAGTCGAGCGTAACTGCTGATTTTGGGGAAGTTTTTTCATTTGCGTCTACAATGGTGACAACTTCATCAATGTCTGCATCTGTTACATTAATAAGGACATTTGAAAATGACATGGTTGCCACAAGTGCAATGTCGGTTGATACAAATATTATTTATCAATGTTCAGCTAATCTTGTTGCCCAATCTCAAATGGGCTGTGACGCAAATAGGGTCTTAAACACTGCAAGCACAATGAGTGCAACTTCCTTAGTTGGAGCAAATTTAAAACTTTACTGGGAAGATGTACCTGACATTACAGAAATTTGGACAGATGAAATGCCTTTTAGAAGAGTAGCATAATAGGAGTAAGATATGCCCAGCACCCCGAATTATAATTTAAGTTATCCCACTGTTGGTTCAGACCAAGACAGTTGGGGTGGTACATTAAATAATACAATAATTTCTATTGATACAAATTTAAAAACAGTTTCAGATGCAATTCCTACATCTATTGTGGCTAGCACAATTACAGACACACCTAATAATTTTACATCATCAGCATCTAAATTTGTAAAGGTAAATTCCGCTGGAAATGCAATAGAATTTGTAACTGCAAGTGTAAATGATTTATCAGATGTTACAGTATCCAATGTACAAACTGGGCAAGTTTTGAAATGGAACGGAAGTGCATTCACAAATCAAGCAGATGCAAGTGCTAGTGGTGGAATTGCACTAACCGATTTAAGTGTTGCTACAGCTGGTCAATCTGGTGGTGGAGCATTATCTTACAATTCTTCTAATGGTGTTTTTACTTACACACCCCCAGCACTAGCTACTTATCTCAATACTTCAAATGTTATTGCCGGTTATACAAGCCAAATAACTTCTGGTGGGGCAGTTGGCTCTTATGCCATTTTAGCTGTTGGGACTGGTGGAGCAAGTTCTGGCTCAACCTATTCAGGTTTATCAATTGGATACTATGTTTCTGGTTCTTCTGGTTATGGGGATGGACTAACAACTGGTGCAATTGGAAATTCTGCTAGCGGAACATGGCGAGCAATGGGAACTTATAGTGCGACAAACTCCAATTGGACTGGGTCAAGGTACGTTTATGGATTATTTTTGAGGATAAGCTAATGGCAATAATTATAGAAAATACAAATATTAAAAACGCTAAATATTTTGATGATGTAAACATCAATTGTGAAATTAATCATCCTGATCACGGTTGGATACCTTTCTTGTGCAATCCAAATGATACTGGAAGTGATGTTGATATTTCAGATTTATATACAAAATTAAAAAAAGTTGCATTACCATTGTCCCAAGAAGAAAAAGACGCAAAAAAAGCAATTGAGGTGCGTTGCATTCGTGATCAAAAACTAGTTAATGATGTTGATCCACTTGCGACTAATCCACTTAGGTGGGATGAATTATCAACAGAAGTTCAAAACAAAATAAAAACTTATCGAAATGCCTTACTTGATGTTCCACAACAAGTTGGCTTTCCAAATTCAGTTACATTTCCAACGAAAGATTTTTAATGCCATTTATTCCACTAAATATTCCACCGGGAGTTTACAAAAACGGAACTGACTTGCAAGCAAGTGGCAGATGGGCAGACGCTAATTTAGTGCGCTGGCATGAAGGCACAATGCAACCTTTTGGTGGATGGCGAAACAGAAGTGACAATGCTGTGCCTTATCCGATCAGAGGATTATTAGGTTGGAAATCGAATACTGGCGCAAGGTACGTTGTGGGAGGCACTTATGAAAAATTATATGTGTGGCTACCTAACGGATCACGTTTTGATATAACTCCAACGTCTTTCACAACAGGAAGAGTAGATGCTACATCTCTAGTAGGGTATGGATCTGGGTTTTATGGCACATCTACCTACGGTACAGCTAGAAGTATGTCCGGTGACAGCAATGCAATTTTACAGCCTGTAACAAGTTGGACATTGTCAACTTTTGGGGAAAACTTAATTGCTAATTCCCCGGATGATGGGAAAGTTTACGAATGGGCATTGTCAACAAGTACAACTGCACAATTGTTATCAAACGCCCCTACATCCATCAGGGCAATTTGTGTGGATAATGAAAGATTTTTGTGGGCGTTCCAAAGCAGAGAAGTTTATTGGTCTGATCAGGAAAATAACAACACATGGACAGCGTCAGCTACCAATCAAGCAGGACAAATTACATTGCAAACCACAGGGCAAATTGTCTGCGCTGAAAAGATCAGGGGTGGTATTTTAATTCTTACAACAGACGATGCTCATGCAACTCAGTATATAGGGCAACCATTCATTCATAAAATACAAAAAGTCGGTTCTAATTGTGGGGTTATATCAAATCAAGCCTCTGTGTCTTTAGACATAGGCATTGTGTGGATGAGTGAACTAGGGTTTTTTAAATATTCAGGTGGGCAAGTACAAGAACTACCCTGCGAAGTATCAGACTTTGTATTTAGCAATTTAAATACATCACAACAATCAAAATGCTGTGCTGTGACAAATGCAAGTTTTAATGAAGTTTTATTTTTTTACCCTTCATCAAATGCCACAGAAAATGACAGCTATGTGAGTTGGAATTGGATTTCAAATACTTGGTCAATCGGCTCTTTAGGAAGAACGGCTGGCATTGATACTGGTACTTTTAATTTGCCTTTGTATATGACCAGCGAATTTATTTTTAAATTATCTGGAAACATCACAGGCACTATTTCTGTCGATGATACATTAACCGGTGGTACTTCAAATGCTACAGCAAAAGTTTTAGCAGTAGACACAAGTGGAGATAAGCCTCTTATAAAGGTAAGTATTTTGTCTGGAACATTTCAAGCAGAGGCTATCAGCAATGGGTCAGGGGGTTCTGGAACAATTGCTAGTTTTGGTCATTTCTTGCAAGAGCATGAAACAGGGTCAGCCTATACTTTTGCGTCTTCCCCTTTTGTCGAATCTGGTGCAATTCAGATAGGTGCTGGAGATCGAATTATGGCAGTAAACGAAGTGATCCCAGATGAAAAAACATTAGGAAGTGTTACTGCTAATTTTAAAACAAGATTATTCCCAACTGGTTCTGAAACTGATCATGGTAATGTAACTCTAACAAATCCAACAAGTGTACGTTTCCAAGGGCGTGAAATTAGAATGAGGTTAACCAATTCTACAAGTAACTGGCGTGTTGGAAGTTTTAGATTAAATGCAATAGCTGGGGGCAAAAGATAATGATCTTACAGCAACCACCTACTGATTATGACGCAAACTATGAAATTGAAAGAAACAGAAATATCGAGTCTGAAGATTTGTTAAACAGAAAAAAACAACAAGATATAGAAATTGCTGGAGATGAAAATTTAATTTTATCTTCACCAAATGGAACAAGGTTTAAAATAACTGTTAGTAATACAGGAACATTAACAACAACGGCAATATGACATGGAAGTAGAGAAGGTAACAAAATGGATAGAAGATGCATTAGCGTACTCTCATGGAACACATGACCTACTTGATATTCTTAATGGCATCAAAGAAGGACAATACCAACTTTGGGAAGGGGAAAAGGGATGCATCGTTACAGAAGTCCTGCAATACCCTAAAAAGAAAGTTTTCCATGTTTTTCTGGGTGGTGGTGATATGGATCAGCTTACTGATATGCATTCCTCTGTCATTGCCTTTGCCAAACAATTAGGGTGCAAAGAATTAACCATGTCAGGAAGAGTTGGATGGTCAAGAGCATTAAAGAAACATGGGTGGGAACACGCCCACACAACATTGTATAAGGAGATATAATATGTCTGGTGGAAAAGGTGGAACAACAACACAGCGTCAGGAAATTCCTGAATGGCAGAAAAAAGAAATTATGGAGGCTATCCAAAAATCTAAGGATATGAATATTCCTTATGCCCCATATATGGGTGTGGATGTTGTAGCACCAGCGCAAGGATTAAATAATAATCTTAATTTAGGTCTATCAGCATTTGGAATGAACCCGATGCAAAGCGTATTGCCAGAGGCTGTTGAGCAAGGTGGTTTGCGTGGTTTTAGATCTTTTGATGTGTATCAAGACACAATGGATAGATTTAAACAAGAGTATCCTGACATTTTTAGAAGGATCGAAGGTCTAACGGCTGAAACAACTACGCCAAATACAATGTCACCAACAGCTAGCGCAATGCCAAATGTGGGAATGATGAACCCAGTTACAGGAATGCCTATTGTGCCTGAAACTGCAAACACACCTAATTATGAAAAGTTTAGGACTGACCCTAATACTGGTGAAAGAATAAATACAGAAACAATGGATGAAGTGTTAAGAAATACAATTAATTTAGGTGGAATGACAGGATATAACCCAGATCAATATATAGACCCATTAAAAGAAATTTTTGGAAGTTCTTATGATGATTATGGAATTTCTGTAAATCCAGCAACTAACAAAATAAGATTATAGGAGCAGATCATGGCTGGAGCAGGAAATAACATATACAATCAAGTCACAACAGGACTGCAAGGCGCACAGACAGGCATAAACAATGCTATGGCTTATCAGCCTACTCAGTTTTCAAATGAGGCTATACAACCATTTATGAATCCTTTTACGCAAAACGTGTTAGATCGCAGTATTGCTAATCTAGAAGATGCTCGAACTAAAGCTATTAATGCTGGGCAAACAAGAGCCATGCAAGCCGGCGCATATGGTGGTTCGAGGCATGGTGTTGCAGATAGTCTAACAAATCAAGCATTTGCCAAACAAGCTGGTGATCTCAGCGCAAATTTAAATCAGGCTAATTTTCAGCAAGCTGTAAATCAATTTAACAATGCAAACCAATTAGGATTTCAAACAGCGCAAAATCAATTAGCTGGTGCTGGCGCATTGTCAAATCTAAGTAATCTTGGTTTTGGTATGGCAAACACGCTAGATAATACAGCGTACCAGCGTGCTGAAAGAGATCGCATGATTGCACAACAATTAGCAGACAGAGCCAAACAGCAATTCACTGGATTTACGACACAAGGACAACAAGGTTTTCAAAACCTTCTTGCGTCTTTGGGTATTATTCCAGCGCAAGCTGTGCAGACAACCTCAAGACAACCGGGAATCCTTGATTACCTTACACTAGGGGTAACTGGTTTAACAGGGTTGCCAGATGGATTTTGGTTAAGGTAAAGGGAGAATAAAGAAATGGCATACCAACCAACAAGTCAAGAATTAAGAGCCGTTAATTTTTTCCTACGACAGCAATTTCCTAATTATGATTTTGATCAACTATCATCAGATCAGAAACTTCAATTAGCATCTGGGTTGGTAGGTAATTTAAGGGCTGAATCTAATTTAAATCCAGAGGCTGTTAATCCTGAATCTGGAGCATTTGGCATTTCACAATTATTAAGTGGAAGAAAAGATAATTACGATAAATTTATTGAAGGTATGTCTGACTTTGATCCTTTCCAGACACAGCTTGATTTTTTAAGGCAAGAATTAAATCCCAGCAGTCCATATTATGATTCATTATCAGGTCAAAGATTTGGAAATATAATTAATCAAATAAATGCTGGGTCGCTACAAACCTTGCCTGATATTACAAAAGCATTAGAGAGGGCTATTTTTAGATCTAGACCGGGTGGTTATGAAGGTGAAATTACTCCAGAACAGGAAAGAATATTTAATACAAGTATGGGAGAGCGCATTAAGTTTGCAGAACAATTAGCATCATTAAATCCTAATTTTTTTGGTTTAAAAGATCAGCCACAAACTTCAAAAAGAAGAAGTCTATCTGGTGGTTTAATGGATATTTTTACACAACCGGGAAGAGAGGCAGATCGAACAAAGTTCTTAGGCAATATTGCATTAGCGTTAAACTCAATGAGAACTACCCCAGATCAGGGTTTAGCTGTTGCATTAACAGAACAAATAAAGGATGCGAATGCACAAAAAGCAAAAGGTGCTTTTGGTAGTTTGACAAAAGAGAAAATAGCTTTTGCTGGTCAAATAAGAGATGATTTAAGAGTTAATTTAAAAGATTATGTTGAGGCTAGGACTGCATACAATCAGTTGCTTTCTATCTTTCCTGAAAATACACCCGGTGGTACTTTTGCTTTTATAACAGCGTTTGTAAAAACGACAGATCCCGGATCGGTTGTTAGAGGCGAAGAAATGAGTGCTGTGCAAAATTCTGGCAACCTAACTCAAAGTGTTAAAAATATTATTATAGCCAATATGGATATGACTAACCAGAAAGCTAAATTACCTAGAGAAATTAGGGAACAAATGATGACTGTGGCTTACAAGGCAATGCAATCAAGAACACAGTCAGCCGTAGCTACGTATAATGGCGCATTAAATGTTGCTCAAAAGCAAGGTATTCCAGCCGAATATATTTGGTTTGGTATTCCACCGGGTGATGCAGAAGAGCCAGATTTTACTGTGCTTGACGATGTTGTAAAGGAAGAAAAGAAAAATCAAGATCCATCTGAACCAGTTGTAGATACAAGAACACAAACAGCAATAGATTTAGGAGTAACCATACAAGAATGGAATGCAATGCCACCACAAGATAAAATAAAATTTAAAGATTGAGGATTTTACAATGAATGAAGATCAGCGTATTGCTTTAGAAAATGCAAGGAAAAAACTGAAAAAAACAAAAACTGGTGCTTTTACTAGAGGATTTGGTCAAGGTCTTTTTGCTGAATTCGGAGATGAACTTCTTGCAGGACTTAAATCTGGATTTCTTTTAAATCCATTTAATAAAGTATTTAAAGACAGATATATTGATGAAAGAAATAAAATAAGGGAAAGCCTCAAAGCGTATGAGGAACAGTTCCCCGGAACTACAACAACAGGAAAAATAGCTGGTGGAACGACAACGGCTCTTGCGTCTGCAATGATACCTCAAACAAGAATATTAAAAACTGGATCTAATATACTTAAAAAAGGTCTCAATTTAGCAGGGGGTGGTGCTTTAGTTGGTTCAGCAACA